ATTATAAGACTGGTAAAGCGGTGCGTTTAGGTAGTTATAAGGGGAGCGATAATGTTAAACAACTTGGGCATTATAGTGCTAAGGGAAAAGCACTTGGAATATATCACGGATAAGCATTTGGTGTTTTTTTATTTTTATATGGTTTTTATATAAATGAATTTAAGAAAAAGATAAATAAAGATAAATATAAAATGGAGAGTAAATATAGTAGAGGTAAAATATATTTAATTAGAAATAAAAATAATGAAGAATTAATTTATGTTGGTTCTACAATTGAACCTTATTTATCAAAAAGATTTAATAAGCATAAATATCAAAATAATTGTAGTTTATATAATTTTATAAATAATCCTAATAATAATACTAATTGGGATGATTGGTATATTGAATTATATGAAGAATATCCTTGTCAAAATAAACTTCAATTATGTAAAAAAGAAAATGAAATAATTAGAGAGAAAGCAACAATTAATAAAATTGGATTTAGAACCGATGAAATGAAAAAAGAACAAGATAAGAAATATAGAGATATACATAAAGAAGAAATTAAACAAAGAAATATAAAATATGTTGAAAATAATAGAGAAAAACTATTAGCAAAAAAAGCAGAATATAATGAAGCACATAAAGAATATAAAAATAATTATATGAAAGAACGATATATTTTAAAAAGAGAAAAAATATTAGATTATGAAAAAGAAAGAAGAGAAAAAAGTGAAAAAATAAGTTGTGATTGCGGGAGTTGTATTTTTAAATATAAATTAAGCGACCATTTAAAAACTAAAAAACATATTGATTATATTGCTCTTTTGTAATTATACCCCATCTTAATAATTTATCTTTTATTTTTTTATAAGCATCTTTTATATTAGGTTCTTCCCATAACAACCAGCGACTAAAAAACCCTGCTGTATTAATTCCCGATTTCGTCCAATCTTCTCTTTTCTTATGGCGGTTAATATATGCTTTTTTCCTTTCTTCATCTTTATGTTGTGTAAAGTCTTCATATTTAATATCGCCAAAATTTATCTTTTTCCCTGTATCAGTAATGATTAAATATTTATGCTTGTTATCGGTTGCTGGATACGGATAATAAATTTTATCATACATTTAAATATATGTTTTATTTTTTTTCTTTATTAGAAGAAAAGTAAAAAATATTATTAAAATAGTGCGTTTAAGTATATCAAGGTTAAATTATTTTTTTCTTTAATTAAAATAGAATTAGAATACTAATGCCTTATGTTCGATTATCAGCCGAAGAGAAAGCACGCAGAAAGGCGATGCGTGATGAAGCGAAAGCACAACGCCAAGCGATGGGAAGAATCCCAAGTCAAAAACAAATAGAAAAAGAATTGCAAAAAACAAGACTTCAAATACTAAAAACACAAGAGCAACAGCGTGTACGAATGGCAAAACAGGAATTATTAGCACAGAAGAAAGCTTTAAAAGACGCAAGAGAACAAGCGAAGAATAATAGAAAATATAATATAGCTACAAAACGAGCAATCGCACAAGAAGTGAGACAAGAAATGAGACAAGCAAGAGTTAATATGAGACCGGCTGAAAAATCAGTTATGAATTCTAAATTTATTGGTGCTCTTCTACCAACTCAATCACGAAGAATAACTAAGGCACAGCAACTAAAAGAAGAGCGAAGAGTTCGTCGCGAGGGTATTGTTGCTAATATGATGGCTCGTCGTGCTCTGGTTGCTCCTGTTCCGGTTGCTCCTGCTCCGGTTGCTCCTGTTCCGGTTGCTCCTGTTCCGGTTGCTCCTGCTCGTCGTGGAAGAGGAAGACCCCGTCTTAATCCTTTAGTTTAAGAAGTAATAAAAAATAAATAATATTTATTCTAAAAAGCGTAATGCATGGTTTTCATCCTCAATATGTTCGCTAATTGCTGAAGTTCTAACCGAGCAACCACAAACGCATAAAAAATATTCTTGTTCTTCGATATAATTACCATCTTCATCGATATATCTTTGTTCTAATTCTTCTAAAAACTCATTAAAGCGAAGGAATATAGCACCTGTATTAAGTTCATTTCCATTTTCATCGTGTGAATTATTATTTAAGAATTCAACTATTTCACCCTCAATATTACTATTTCCGGATGGTCTATTTCTTTCCTCTTTTTTTTCCTTAATCTCTTCATTCAAAGACTTTAGAAGATTACATAAATTTAAATACTCGCCATCCGTTATCTTATCCTTCAAATCATCGATTGAAGACATAACAGACATAATTAGCGAGGAAGCGGATGAGGTCATCTTACGGGGGTTGGGTGCTTATCCTTCTATCTTGCCTTATCCTTATATCATTTTAAGGGGCTTAAAGACCAAAGCAAAAGAGGGTTAAATATGTCTTTTTTTATTTTTAGGTATATTTTTGCGAATATTCCTTGAAAAAATAAATATATGTTTTTTAGGTTTCTCCTTTGTATTTTACATAATAATAACCTGCTTTATTCTTGGAGTTAATTATACAATCGCTTCTATGTTTTCCTATTTCCATATCTTTAAAAATTCTCGCCATATTACAGGTGCTATACGAAAAATCTTTTTTACTCAAAATATCAATTATATCTTGTGTGTGTAGTCTATCCTTCATATTATTTGTTGTTTCAAAGTTCTGTAATATGAACTCTCTAATTTTCATATATTTTTCGCTCATTTATATTCCTATATATCCATATCCTTATATAAATATCCCCCTGAAAAAGTGAGGCAGGAGAGTTTTTTGAGGCATTAAAAAAAACATATATATATATAGTTCTATTTAGAACTTTATAGGGGACTTTTTTTAATGTGCCTCGTTTGCCTCTTCTGCCTCACTTTTAAAATACCCATCATTCTAATCTTAGCAATAATAATAAACAATCATTCTCTGGTCTCATAGTTTGATTTATAAAAAGAAGGGATAAAAGGCAAGTTCTTAACCTAAATATTTAATATAGTCATATCCACGATTACGATGTTTTTCAATATTACAATTCTTATTATATTTGCCAATTTCAATTCTATTCATTAGCTTTCCCGTTTCAATAACATTTAATTTATATCCATTTTCATTAAGAATATCGCAAATAGTTTCCGTATGAATCCTATCTTTGCTATCATTAGTATTTTTAAAGTTCTTTATTATGAATGTTTCAACTGAAATACATCCATTATCACCATTACCAATTTCGCTGGATTGTTTAATAATTTCTGGTGTTTTCATTCTTGGATTTGTGAATGAATTTAATATATATAATGTGTAAGCATCAATAATCCTATCTTCTTTAATAAATTCTTTAATATTATCATCTTTTAATTTAAGAAAAGAACTACCTTCAATTAATTCATCAGCATCAACGAATTTAGACTTATATTCAAATTGTTCCAAATTTTCAAGAGCATCAACCGGCTCAACTTTATGAAACTTATTATAACATAAGAACATTGTAAATTGAGGAATAAAACTTATTTCATCTTGATAGTTCTTTCGGCATTCCATAACATCGCCACCAGATGCCAAAGTCTTAATAAACGCACCATTTAAGATAGTATTATCATCTCCATCAATTTCATTACTTATAATAATTCTTGCATTTCTTTTATCAACAACCCAGCTTAAAGCCTTAGCACTTTCCGGATTAGTAAATTTACTAAGGACGAGACATTTAGCATTAAAGTCCATTACAAAATCACCAAACGCACTTTTTAAGATGCCCGTTTCGGTTCCTTTGCCTGAATTACGAGAACCTGAATATCCATACCATTTTTTATCTTCATAACAACCCGCCAAAGCTCTTGATTTAATATGGGCATTATAGTTCTTTTCATCTTCATTAGGATAAATAGGATTAATAACCTTTTTCATAAGATCATCATAATCCTTTTTATTAAATTTGGGAAAGTTCCTATTTATCTTATATGTAAAATTAATATTAGGAAGTTCTTTATAATCAAATATTTTCTTATCCTTGAATGAATAAATACCATTATTAAAAGGCAAATAATATTTATTATTTTTAATCATATTATCATAAAACTTATCATTAATAATGGTCTTATTTGCTTTGACACAAATGATACAATCCTTAATATGTTTTACCGATTTATTATAAGCATATTTACGCTTACCATCAGCACCATAAAATTTAATATCTAACTTACCAATCATATCAAGTAATAATTTATCAACTTGCTTTTCATTTGATATCCAAATATCATTATCTTTCACATAAAGAATGCTTTTACAAATAATTAAGAATTCTTTATAATGATTAACAATTATTTTACTTGCTCCAATATCATCATTAGCACCATCAATCATTAAATCATTCGTAGTAATACTCTTATAATATTCTTCATCATCAATTTTTAGGCATTCCAAAAGATATTTAATTCCATAACCTTTTCCATCAAATCTGGGGATATTAATATCAAGAAATTTATTGACAGCGTCGCAATTATAATTATCCGCTTTGGAACTAAACAAATCAAATAAGTCATATAATTGACCTCTTGAAATGATTTTGCGATGATTTAGATTAATAAGACAAACGCCGATATATAACCAATCATTATAATTCGTCGCTCTTTCCTTGCTTAATTTCGTCATTATTTCCGTAAAATTAAGATTATTATATTCTTCTGTTTCCATTTTAATATCATTAAATCTTTTTAATAATCTATCGACATCGCTTTCTTCTTTGACTCTTAAATCCAAATCTTCATAATCTTCTTTGATGTATGTAGCACAACAATCAAATAAATCACCTTTTATTAATTTCATTTGAGGAACTTTTTTTTTAATTTTCATATTAGTTAATGGAAGAAACATTTTTCTATTTTTATTATAAATACTAGCATCAATAATACCTTTGTATTTATCAAACAATTCTTTAAAAACAATTAAAATATTTGAATATGTTATTTTAGCTTTTAAATAATATCGTCTTGAATGTTTAATAATACCATCTTCTTCTCTTGCTTTTCTTCCACACGAGTAAATAGGAACATCAACAATCTTTTTTAAATCCTCCTCAAAATCATCAAACTTTTTATAATCAAATTCGCCTTTTGGGTCTAAATCGAAAAAGGGTTTAACTTGATATTCGTCCAATCCAACGATTTCATAAAAATATCCTTTTTTTAATTGTCGATGAATTTCATAATCCTCATTATTAGTAATAAAAGTCCTTTCTATATTATGCGAATCACTAATAAGCACCCTTTCAAATTTCATCTTTTCCTCTGTATATTATATATAAAGATATTTGTTTTTAAATCATTTTTTCTGGAAATGATAATATAAAAATAATTAAGATATTTGACCTTTTTTCTTATAATAATTTTCTAATGCTTTCTTCTTTGCCTTTTCTCTAAAATCAGGGTTATTTTGATATTTATCCTTTTTCTTTTGATTATCCTTAATCTTTTCTTGCTCGCGATATTCGGGATGTTCTAAACGATAGTATCGCATATATTCAGCAGTAGGCATTTTAACTTATTATATATACAGATAATAATAATATAATATTATTCCTTAAGTCGTTTTAATTCCATCCTCTTATGGTATGCTTGGCGGTTTCTTTCTAATATCATCTCCCGATATTCTGGGTCATTGCGATATTTATTCGTGATATGTTGATTAACTCTTGCTTTCTCCTTCTCCCATTTCTCAGGGTCATCCCTTATCTTTCGATACTCATTTGCTTTCGTCATAGTTCTTATATATGCGTCTAATCCTTAAGTCATTTTAAGGGAAGGTTTAAGCCCTACGACGAACAACCCTTTTAGGAATATTAGCGAAATTATGATTAGCATTTAATAACTCGTGATATACTTCAACCTTCTTTAATTTATTAAGCGGTTTCTTATATATCGTTATCGAATACACATCATTCTTCCACGCGTTCCTTAAATCCTTTAATAGGTATGGTTTAGACATCTCTTTTAATTGCTCGATATCATAATTCTCCCTTGCTATCTGCTTTTGGCGATTAAATAATGGTTGAACTTGTCCCCTTTTAATTGCTCCCTGTAAAATTTGAGCTGATATTCTATAATCTGCTATTGCTGGTTGGCTGGTTCTCTTAATAACCGCTTTGACTTTATCCATTATCTATTTAAAATATTAGATAATTAATATAAAATCATTATTAAAAGTTAGATTTATCCTAGATTTATCATTATTAGAGGTTTAAAACCATTAAATAACATAAATCTAATATAAATTTTAAAATTTATATGAATTAGAGACCTAATTAAGGTTAGATTTATCATTATTATAGATATTTAGATATATAAATATAAAGATATATGAGAAATCAAAGTTTTAATTATTAAAATTCATTATTTCAATTGTTGCCGATGGTGTTTCGCATTCTACTTGAAGACTATTTGGAAGTTTTCGTTTATTACCATATTTCTTAATAATCTTATCTTTGATATGTGGCGGAAACTGATAAGACAAATCATTATATAAGCTATCAAATGTATTAATAATCTCATCAATATTAATGCTGTAAGATGGGTCATTTAACTTCTTATTTTTATCGCTTTCAATCCTGTGATTTAAAGCAGTAAATTTAATCTTCATATTCTTAAAGCTATTTGACCTATCATTCAACTTAAAATTAGAATTGATAGCAAGCAGGATGGTATTTAATCCATTAATGATTACATTAATAATCCTTATAATATCCTTATCAATCTCGCTCGAATTTAAGATGGTTAATATTGATGATGATAAGATGGTGGGGAATATTATCATTTGATATATGAAGGAATAATAACCATAACTTAATTCACATAAAAGGGAACTAATAAAAGACTTATCATAATATTCATTTATAATATCCATAGTATTAATAATGATAAAGAATATTATTTATATTTGCGTTTGCTTATCGGTTATAGCTGTTTGGCGAAAAAGAGAAAAAATAATAAAGAATGTTGTTAATTATATTTGCGATGGTTAATTCTTTTTTATATAATTAGAGAGTTCTATTGTTATCATCCCTTAAATAGTCTTGGTGTATTTTACTTTTGAAATGACAATTTTTATGCCATAATTTATAACATCCGCCACATTTACAATTAATTTTAATATTTAATTTATCTTTATTATTCTCATAATATTCTTTATGAGTTTCTCTAATATTTTCTTTATTATTCTCATAATATTCTTTGTCTTTTTCTTTTATTTTTTCCTTATTATTCTCATAATAATTTTTATGAACTATTTTAATATCTTCTTTTTTATCTTGATAATATTCTTTTTTATTTCTTGTAGGTATAATCATATTTAATGATGCTTTTAATTCTTCAATTAATTCTCTTTCTCTTTTTTCTGCTTCTAATTTAGAATTACATGGATAATTTTCAATCATTATCATAGACCAATTATCCCATCCTCCATTATTTCTAATAAATTGATAAACTTTAATATTATATTTTTTATCATTCTCGTTATATATATTTCTTTTATGAGAATTTTTTCTTTTAGTAAAATTAGTAGTATGACCTATATATATATCAGTAATATTAATATCATTACAACATAATTTATATATTATAGTATTTATATAACTTATAACCATTTTAGGCATTTTATAAGATTATATAAGATATATTAAATTTTCTTTATATAATTATGTGTCGCCACGTCGACACTGGATCCCATAGCTGTCATATCTTTCTTTAATTGTTCAGCATTATCTCCATATTTGTTTGTTAGATACATCTTTCTTAACATACTACTTCCAATTTTCTTCTTAAATATACGATTGAGGAGAATGGTAATTGAATTAGTGTTCTTATAAGCTTCATTTGTCTTCAAATCATTTAACAAATAATCGCCATCTTTTAATTTAAAAGTCTTTATATATCCTTGGATAATTGAAAATAATTCATCGTTAATATCTACTTCTTGACGATTATATTTCTTAGCAGTTTTATAATTATTAAAAATAAATTTTCTTTTCTTAATATCTAAATAATTAAATTCATTAGATAAATCATCATTATATTTAGATGATATTTTTAAATATTGAAAGTCTCTGGAACGCCGAGGTGCTTGAAGGTAATAAAGGGATAATAATAAGTAGTTTTGATATGCTTGTTTGCTATCCTTATATTTGCTTTTCAAATCATTATAAACCTCATCTAAATCATCCTGTTTTATCCAATTCTCATTCTCGGCATCCGTCATAGCTGTCTGGTCTTTAAGATTCGTATTATATTCGTCGAGAATTATCGAATATTGTTTATATAATGTTTCTGCCTTTTTAGTCTTATTCGTATGTAAAGAGCATTTAAGAATTGAAGCGATAGCAATGATATAATTCCTTTGCGTATTCGGTTTATAATCCTTAATAATCGATTTAATATTATCGATATTATTTAAGAAGTTTAAATTTTTAATTGGTTTATTATCATTCAACTTTAATAATTTTGCCTTATAACTATTAAGGGAAGACTGCGACAAATCCTTACATTTGAAAACTTCATCAATATTCATATTTATATTTATATTTACAATATATTTTTTTTATCCTTATTCTTTTAAGAAATGAATTTAAATCCAATTGATTTTGATTATGCCGATGGTTTAAATAGCTATCCAATAATCGATTATTTTAATGAAAATATATCATCAAATATCTCAAATAATAATATTTATATCACAAGCAATACATATTCATCTAATGTATCATTAAATAATAATCAAAAGTTAGATAATAGTTTTTATTATTCTACTTCAAATTTAATAATCGATAATAAGAATAATTTTGGAGAAATAAGATTTAAAACATCATATAATTACCCATCTTCAAATAAAGCAGGAACCATAATCGATTATACGGGGAAATTACAAGTTTATCATAATTATAATATTCTACAACCAACATTTATCGAAGGCTATTATGATGTTGAAGGCGAGATATTAGCATTAAAGAATGATGGTATCGCAACCGATGCACAATTAACAATATTAGAAGCCGGAGTGGTAGCGATTGAAGGGCAGATTGTTGGATTAACGGAAGCTGGAAATTTAACCGAAGGAAAGTTAAACGCCCTTATTAATAATATTGATGTAGCTGGAAATATTCAACAATTAAGAACATTAAATGAAGCTCTAACATACGGAGAAACAGCCCAGCAATATGCGGATATTGTTTTAAATCTTAGAAATCGAGCAAACACGATATATAACGACTCCCTTCTTTATGGTTTTGCGATAAGTGTTGGCTTAGGTTTAGCGGGTGGGGCTGTGGCTGCCGGTTCAACTTATTTATATTACCAACAAGCATCAAACGCCCTTCAAAATAATTCTAATATTAGCAGTAATGATAAATATGTTATTTATTCAAATAATTCATCAAATGAAATAATCACATATAGCAATTTTAGTTTTTCAACATCTAATTTAGGAATATTTAATGGCTTTTTAAATTGTAATATCACAACCCAGCAATATTTAAATTCCATAAGAACGAATAATTTATCAATTGGTCAAACAAATATATCAAATATCTTTGTTTCTTCAAATGTTGCCAATCAACAATTAATTCAAAAATTAAGAACGAATGAAATTACATTAAATAATAAAGCGATTACGAAGTTCTCATTGGATAATTTGGATGATTGGATTAAAACAACCCATGGGATTTATTATGATATTACTAATGGAACATTGGCGATTAGTTCCACACCTACACCAATGGACTTCTTTCGTGTTGGAGGACAAACCACGATACAAGGAGATTTAATATGTGAAACGCAAATAAAACAAAATGGATTTTTCTTATCTAATGTTTATACAACTTCAAATAATCTTAACTTCACTTCTAATAAGATATTTACGGATTATAATACATTAGATACATTAACTTCTAACAATCTTAATGCTAAAATCATAGCTACTTCAAATAACACCTTTAATAATTATTTATTAAAAACTGGCGGGGTTATGAGTGGTCAAATAACTGGCGTTTCAACTCTTAGCGCTACAACGGGATTATTTGGACAAGTTGCGACCACGAATAATACTAATGTAGCATTGCCATCATTAGGAGTTCAAGGTGGTATTGGTGATAAAATAATCCTATTTAATGGAACGGCGTCAATTTATCCATATTCAATAGGTATTAATGCTTCTACTTTATGGTATTCCGGGCCAACGGGAGCATCTCATATTTTTTATGTTGGCGGAACTAATCGATTATCATTATCATCAACTATGACAACAATCGCAACTGATTTAACAATTAATAAGACTAATAATTTTATTCAATTTGGAGCAACTAACGGGAATAATATTGCTATCCCTGATACGAATAATTTCTTTTCAACATCTGCCCTCGCTAATGATATGGTCATAAGAAGTATTAATAACCTTCATTTATTATCAGGTTCAGGTAATTCAGCAATAACAATTAAAGCAACTACAAATAATGTCGGTATTGGAACAAATAATCCAACTGAATTATTATATTTATACGCATCAGGAGGAAATAACGCAATTCAATCAATACAATCAGCAGGCACGGGTTTAGCCATTTTAAGATTAATTGCGGGTAATGCTACAACAAATAGAGGTTCGTTTTTAGACTTTTATAATAATTTCGCATCAACAAGTGTCCCGAGATGGAGAATTGTAAATAATTTTGATTATGACACAAAAAATGATTTAAGAATAGTAAATGCGAGTTCAACGGCTACATTAACTATTTTACAAAATGGTAATATTGGCATTGGAATAAATGACCCAGCAACATATAAATTAAATGTTATTGGAGCTGTAAAAATGAGTTCTTTTGATGTTTTTAATCCTGATGGAAGCGTTTCACATTTTCAATTCGGTTCAAGTGGAAATAATTATATTAGGGGTAGATTAATTATGGATAGGGCGGGTGATACTGCTTCTATTTTAGCCAATGTAGCAATTGGAACAACTCCGCAAACTGAAAAATTATATGTAAATGGAAATACGACCATTAATGGTGTTTTAAAATTAAAAAATAGCGAATGGCATACCTCAATTGATAATGTTAATCGTTTATATTTTGCTTTAAATGAAATTACCTATTATTGTTGCGGGGGAAATTCGCAATTAGGGCATTTTTTTATGAATAATTTATATGCTGGAATTATGTATTTATATAATAATAAAGATGTTATGATGGAAAGAGATTTGCGAGTTAATCAATATATAACATCGAAATGCTATGATAGTTTTGGAGAAGATTTCTCATTCGTTGTTAATTGGAATGGAACAACTTCTTCGGGTTGGTTTGTTCCTCTTAACCGCTTTTGGTATTCAGGGCATACTTGTTTAAATGTTAGTATTCTACCTCTTAACGCCGGAGGACTTCAAAATATTTGCTGGTTCGGTCGTGTTTATTTATCTCACGCCTCAGGAGGAGGCACAGGTGTTCCCCCTGCTACTAATGGTGGAGTTATTCAAATATCGACCGATTTTCGTAATCCTGCTTCATCTTCACCAAGTAATTATTATATTCAAGTCGGGGAAAGATGGGATGGTTCTGGAAATAATGCTCTCTTTATTCAAGTAAATAACCCTGTTTATGCTGGTGTGGTTCGTGTTAAAATAAGAGGATAATAATATTAATTATTAATAAGAGGAATGGATTATATTAATTATGGGTTATTAAAAAATCAAAGAAATTTAATATTAGCTGAAACTGATAAATATATGATACCTGATTATCCAATAACACCAGAGCAATTAATAATAGCGAAGGATTATAGGCAAAAATTAAGGGATTTCACAAATAATGATTATATATTCCCTGATAAGCCCGATTTTATCATCACCATGAATTAATTTCTTCTTTTATAATTAGATATAAAATGGATATTACCAGTTCTTTCCCTACATCCTTATCTTATCGTATTAAGAAGCTGGTTGGGGATATGTCCCGTGTTGGTGTAAAAATGACACCAGACCGCCAAACCGGAATTACCCCGAATGACATAATTACCATAAAATTACCTAATTCCTCCCTTGTTGATTTACGAACCTTCAACTTCTTTTATCAATTCACAACCACGGGAACAACCGGAACATTCCTTCATCCACGCTATTCCTCATCATTAATCGAACGAATTTCAATAATTGTTAATGGGAACACAATCGACATCCTTCCCGCTTATAACTACCTTTACAATGTCCTTATGGACTTAGAAGGTAGTTCATTTGACCAATTTTCAAAGCGTAATGTGTGTGAATTCTTCGACCCATCTCTTCGTTTCACTTCTGCTGTCCCTTCTTCGGCTGCCGATGTTGTTCTTGCTGGAGCTAATTGTCTCGCGAGTGGTTCGGCAGCCCCAAGCAAAGCAGAAGGAGCAATTACTCACTGGCTTGGGTTCTTAGGTTCTTGCCAGCCATCAATTTTAGACACAAGTGATTTAGGTGATGTTTTTTTACAAATTCAATTTTCAAATCCTTATATCCTTCCTTCAACCATCAACGCTACAGCTCAAACCCTCGCTGGTGCTTCTTTCACTCTTGATAATGTTTATGCTACTTGCGATGTTATTAATTTTGCCAGTGATGAATATTATGCTTTAAAGGCAGCCAAACTAACTTCATCTGGTCTTAATGTTGGTTTCTACTCCTATCTTAATGCTTCATTCGCTTCAACCACTAAATCATCCGGTATTAATGTTAATTGGAATGTTAGTGCTAATTCACTCGACCAGATTATCTGCACTATGCGAAAAACCGACCAATCAAGCATTTGGAAGCCTATGGTTGTTTATGCTTCAAATGACGCTGGGGCAACTGTTTATAATATGTCCCAAATCGTCGCAAATCCTATTGGACTTGTTAATAATACCGGAACTATTCGAACTGAAGCACTCGGTGATGGCTTTATGAACTCATATTACTTCCTTCGAAACGCTCAAGCCATTAAGGAAAGCCGAATCAGCATTAATAATCGAAGTCTCAATTATGGATTTTTGAGCCCTAAAGAAATTTTTATCGAGACTATGAAGGGACTTGGTTATAATCATATTGATTTAGGAACAAATGGAATTAATGCTTGTATCTTCTCTCTCGTTCATTTCTGTAAATATTATTTCGCTCATATCGAAGATTTAACCATCCAAGATACTAAGGATTTCTGGATTTCTGGTCTTAATACTCTTGGTTCAACTGCTACTATCACTTGGGAAGCCAATTTCGATGGTGCTTCAAATTCTCAAACCACCATCCCTGTTATGTATGCTCGCCTTTCTAAAATGCTTAACATTCAAGCAGGTCGAAATATATCCGTTATATAAATAAAAAACTCTTCTTAGATTAGATAATGGAGGTTTTAAAAAATAATGGAACATTCTTTAATGATTTAAAACGCATTGCCAGAGTTCAAGAAGTGGCGAATAATACTCGAAAGCCTTCGATTGCTAATACATTTCAAAATGAAACGACAACTGATAAGACTTTAATTTCATCATCAAGTTATTCGAGAAAATGGCAACAGAAGTTAGCCAACCCATTTCCAATTAAATCAAGATTTGATAATGGATATTATAGCGGTCGTAATTTAAATGTTTTAAATACTTTAAAAATTAATGCTAAAACTGATAAGCCCGATGTTATAACAACCAACCCTTATCAATTCATCGGCTTTACCTAACTTTTTTTTATATTATTATTTTATAGATATGAATATTAATAAAGACGAAGAGGAAGAACCTGTTAAATTATCAAGAAATGAATTATTAGCAAAAGCAAGACAAATCAAAGCAGAGAAAGCATTAGCGAAGAAATTTTCGGAAAAGGTCTATATTAATAAAGAGACAGATGTTAAAAAGCCCGCTAATAAATCTAAAAAAGTAGAGAAGAAAATTGAGGTTAAGGAATTAATTTTCAAGGAAGATGAAATCGCTAATAGTCCAGAGATAGTTGAAGAGGTTGTTAGAGTTCCCGCCAATCGTAGAAAGAAAATCGTTAAACGCACCATTGAAATTGAAGAAAGCGAAACGGACGAAGAGGTTATCGAAGAAATAGTTAAAATTCCAAAGATGAAAAAAGAGATAAAAATATCGAGAGATGAGATGAAAAAGAAGATGATTGAGAATAATAGACAACGCCTTCATAATGAATTATTCTCCTAATTATTAATAAGGAAACCGAAAGAAATGATTATCGAAAAAATGGTTGATAATATCGATGATAAACCCATTATTATCAAAAAAAAGAATATACCGCAAAGCACTAACACATCCCTCCCATTATTATTCAATACCCAATTATATATCGGTAGCAAAGGCACGGGAAAATCATATAAGCTGACCCAGTTGCTTAGATATTATGAACAAGCAAAGTTAAAAGACGAAGACGGCGTTGAATATCAAATGAGAACTATTTTAATATGTCCTACAGCTTCGTCAGGGGCTAACGAGGTTTATAAAATCTTAAACTCTCTTGATAAAAACGATACTCATCTTGATTATGATGATAATTTAATCATAGGGATTATGGATGATATTAAGAAGAAACAGGCGACATACGATAATTATTTAAATTATAAAAAGGTTTATATGAAGTTTAGCAAGATTAAGGAGGTTGATAAGATGGAAACCGGAGAATTAGAATTATTAGAGGAATGTGATTTTATGACACCTATTGAATGCTACGGAGATATTAAACCCAAGATAACTTGGATAATTTTTGATGATTTGATTGGTTTAGGTGCTTTTAATAAAAAAGCGAAATCGGTCTTAACTAACTTAACCATCAAACATCGGCATCTTAAAACCAATCTAATCTTCACTACCCAATCATATAAACAAATCCCATCAACTATTAGAACTAATATCGATATCTATTGCATTTTTAAATCATCATCTTATAATGAGGTTCTTAATAAGATTTTTGAAGATATAAATGGATATATTAAATTAGATAATTTTATCGAGTTGTATGAACACGCAACCGAGAATAAAAATGATTGTTTGACGATTATTAATAATTCGATGGATAAAAAAGGCGTTAGATTTTATAAGAATTGGAATATAGAATTATTAATAAAATAATTATCTTTTATTTTTATAGATATGATTAAATCAAATATTCTTAAGAGTGTTCCTTATCCCGATGGCTTCACCGAAGAGGATAAAATAGAATATGATAATTTATATGCCCAAGCTAAAATAATTCATTCTAAAGTAGAAGAAGAAACCCCTTTTATTATCCATACCGCTATCATTGGATATATTCGCGGTAAAAAAGGCGAAGGTGTTGAATTCACTAATGAGGAGCTCGAAGAGGTTAAAAAATCGTATGAATTAAAATCGAAGCAAGTTAAATGCGAAGTTCCTGAAGACCATTACATATATGATAAGGAAAATAATCCAATGTATTTTCCCGCTACACTTACTATTAGCACTGATGAAAATAATTCTAATATTATAATAGAAAGCTAAGATGTCAATTGATACGAAATACACATATAATCCTCTTCCTTATAATATCGTTGATAAGGCTAATAATTCTAATCCAAACGGGATTAAACCATCATATCAATATAAGAAAAAAAGGGTTATTTGGTTAAATACTAAATACGCAACTTCTTCCATTAATGATGGAAACACGACTTATTTTGAGTTCTCATTCGATGTTCCACCATTCCAATTATATAATCAAACTGAATTAAAAGTTATATCATTCACATCTAACCAACATGCTTCTAATCCTATGTATATCAAGATTAAGAATTTAATGTATGACATCCAATCCTCTTGGTGTAATGATATGGAAGGTTTCCCGATGCTTTATGTTTCGCATGTAGGGGCAAATGGTCTTCTTCCTAATGATAAAATCTCAATAACATTAGTTCCTCAAATGATTAATAATATCACAATCAAAGTCAATGATAGTTTTATTGCTCGTGATACCGGATATACTATTAGTGCTGGTGGTGCTGGTAATTTCATTATCGGTCTTTTATTTGAAGACACTGACTTGATTGCTGATAATATTGTATCCCAATATAAATAAGAAATGACATTTATTCAAGATGTTTATTATTCAAGCGAGTTCAAAAAATCTTATGAATATAATTATAATTTTAATATTCCTTTGGATATCAATATTGATGTCCGTGGAAGCGATAAGATTAAATTTAAGTTAGTTGATTTCTCGATGATGAATTCGATGCTTAATGTCTCGGCATTTCATAAAAATAATCAATTCAATATTAAATATCTTAGTTTAGATAATTTTATTACCATTCCTGATGGTAGTTATACGGCTCCTAATTTAAAAGATGTTATTAATTCAATTTTAACAACATTATCAATACCGGTCATATTTGATTATGATAAGAAGACGAATAAATTTAAAATTCAATCGAATGTTAATCTTCAATTTTATCCCCTTAACTGCTCCTTATTGCTTGGCTTTATCCAACCATCATATTCATTCCTTGTTTTGAATAGTTATACGAGCGAAACATTCGCAAATATGCTCCCATATAATAAGATAGTTCTTACGACTGATTTATCTTTTGATACTAACACACAGAATAATTTTCAACTTCGTTATTCTGCTAATTCTGGAATAGGTAATATCATTTGTTGGATACCTCGCGATATACCAATTTTTTCAACCATTAATTATTCCAATAATGACGAAATCGAAATAGCAGATAAGAATATTAAATCAATCAACTTCTCAATTATTAACGAGTATCAAGAATATATATTAGATTGCCCCAGTGTCTTTCTTCATTTCCAATTAATCACATTTGATAATACTAATTGGCATAAACGCTTTTATAATATTCTTAATGATATTGCTTATTATCTCCTTTCAACCTACTTTAAAAAAGCCTAAGCAAAAAAATAATATTAGGTATTAGTAAGAATGGACTTTATTGGAGGTGCTGTTAATCTTGCTGAAAAAGCGGGCGAAATTTATGGCGATTATAAGACTGGTAAAGCGGTGCGTTTAGGTAGTTATAAGGGGAGCGATAATGTTAAACAACTTGGGCATTATAGTGCTAAGGGAAAAGCACTTGGAATATATCACGGATAATTTAAATATATCCCCATCTTAATAATTTATCTTTTATTTTTTTATAAGCATCTTTTATATTAGGTTCTTCCCATAACAACCAGCGACTAAAAAACCCTGCTGTATTAATTCCCGATTTCGTCCAATCTTCTCTTTTCT